TATGGACATGACCGAGCTGGAGGCCCTGCGGGCAGCAGCCCAGCGCAAGCTGGACCGGCAGGCTGCCGTGGCGGCTGGCTACCAGGCGTACTACGACGACGAGTCGGGGATTATCGCCCTGATGGACACGGAGGAGCGGCGCACCTTCCGGGCGCTGCTGGCCGAGGCCAGGGCCAACCTCGCGGAGCTGGTGGTCAACGCAGTGGCCGAACGGCTCCAGGTCACGGGGTTCCGGTTCGGCAACGAGGAGGACTCCAGGGCAGCCTGGGCCATCTGGCAGGCCAACTCGATGGACGCCGACGCCGAAATGCTCCAGACCGATGCCCTGACCCAGGGCTCCAGCTTCGTGCTGGTCCAGCCCGATGAGTCCAGCCCCGTGGGGGTGACCATCAGCCCTGAGTCAGCCCTCCAGGCAACGGTCCTCTACCAGCCGGGCAACCGGCACCGCCGCCGCGCCGGTTACAAGCGCTGGACCGATGAGGCCACGTCAGGCCGCACGGAGGTCCTGATCACCCCCGACGAGATAGTCACCTGGGAGCCAGGCACCAACCGCGCCCGCCCCCAGGTCGAGCCGAACCCGGCCGGGGTGGTCGGCATGGTCGAGCTGGCCCCCCAGCCCCGCACGGTCGGCCCGCCCAGGTCCGAGCTGCTGTCGGTGATCCCGATACAGGATCGGGTCCACACCACCCTGTTTAACCGCTCGGTGTCGGTGGACTACGGCGCTAACAGGCAGGTCTGGGCGACCGGCATCAAGGTGGCCCGCGAGGTCATCAAGGCCCAGGACGGCACCGACACGACCAAGGTGTCCCGGCCATTCCAGATCGGGGCCAACCGGCTGCTGACCAACGAGAACCCAGACGGCCGGTTCGGGTCCATCGCTGAATCCAACCTCCAGGGCTACCTGGACGCCGTGAAACAAGATGTCGAGCTGCTGGCCTCCATCACCCAGACCCCCGCCCACTACCTGCTGGGCACCGTGGCGAACCTGTCGGCCGATGCCCTCAAGGCGGCTGAGGCTGGCCTGGTGTCCAAGGTGCGGCGGCGTGCCCTCCACCTGGGCGAGGACTGGGAGGAGGTCATCAGGCTGGGCCTCCAGTTCATCGGGTCACCCGCCGCGGCCGATGTCTCCGCTGAGGTCATCTGGGCCGACTTCGAGACCAGGACCGAGGGCCAGCTAGTCGATGCCCTGGTCAAGATGGCCACGCTCAAGGTCCCGTATGAGGTCCTGTGGGAGAAGTGGGGCGCGACCCAGCAGGAAATCGAGCGGTGGCACGAGCTGAACGAGGGCACCCCCGAGCCCGAGCCCCCGCCCCAGCCCCAGCCTGAGCCCCAGCCAACCCCAGCCGCCGCCTAGTCAGGAGGACCCATGACCACACCCCCGGCCCCCGCGCCGCCAGCTCCAGCTCCTCCAGCTCCAGCTCCAGCTCCTCCAGCTCCTCCTCCAGCTCCAGCTCCAGCTCCCAGCAACGGGGCACCCACCGCCGAGGACCTGGCCCGGCTCCAGGCCACCCTGGACGATGAGCGCAAGCGGACCAAGCGGCTGGAGGCAGACCTGGCCAAGGCCCAGCAGGGGGCCATGACCGAGCAGGAGCGTGCCGTGGCCGAGGCCAAGGCAGCAGGCCGCGCCGAGGCCACCCAGGAGGCCAACCTCAAGCTGGCTGCTGCCGAGTTCAGGGCCAAGGCAGCAGGCCGCATCGCCAACCCGGACGCCGCCCTGGCAGCCCTGGACCTGACCAAGCTGCTGGGCAAGAACGGGGAGCCCGACGCCGCCGCCATCGCGGCCCTGGTCGAGCAGCTAGCCGTGGTGCCCGCGCCGCCGCCTCCTCCTGGCTACATTCCGCCAGGTCCCCGCGAGCCCTCAGCCCCAGGACCGGAGACGGACTTTATCCGGCAGATCAGGCGGCGCTAGGGTAGCCGGGTGGCCCACCACCCTGATGAGGACCCGCCCGAGGTCCTGTGCCTGACCTGCCTGCGCCGCCCCTCCCGCCCAGGGTCGGTCTACTGCTCGGCCCTGTGTCGCGTTCTCCACGCGCTCAGGCTGGCCTGCCTGGGCCTGGTCCTGCCAGCCCTGGTCCTCCTGGTGGTGGCCTGTGGCACGTCCACAGCGAGCACCAGGCCCACTCCAGCGCCCAGCCCCAGGCCCCTGAGCTGCGCCTGGTACACCCCGACCTATGCCGGCCAGCAGGTCATCGTGACCGCGACCGGCCCGGCCTGCCACTCCCCGGCCCTCATCGAGCAGGTGGCCAAGTGGAGCAAACGGGCATGGCTGACCACCAAGCTGGTGCCCAGCTCGGCCAATGACCTGTTCGCCCAGGTGGCCCATGCCGGGTCAGTGGTGCGGGTCTGGTTCACCGGGAACGACCCGCCGACCCTGACCACGGCCGGGTTCCTGGCCGATGACCTCCAGGCGGCTGGCTGGACTCCCGAGCTGCCCCAGGCGTAGCCTGACCCCGATGCCTGACGGCGTGAGGCCGCAGACAGCCGGTAGCCGAACCCGGGCGCTTCACGAGGAGTGATTCCAGGCCAGGCCAGCAGGCGGGCGTGAGGCCCCCTGCGGGCAGGGTGGCGCGCAAATGCGGCGTGACAGTCCCAACTTCGTCACGTCGAGAGGAGGCGGCCTCCCATGCCGCCAGCCGCGCCTAACTACGACTACTCGGGGGTAATCCCCACCGAGATGGCGGCCCAGATCATCCAAGAGGCCGCCCAATACTCCACGGTCCTCCAGCTCGCCAACCTGGTGCCGATGGGCACCCAGATTAACGAGCTGCCGATCCCCAAGACCCTGCCCAGGGCCTCATTCGTCAACGCGGCGGGCGGGCGCAAGCCGTTCACTGAGCTGGCGCTGGAGGCCCAGGTCCTCCGGGCTGAGGAGGTCGCGGCGGTGTCCGCGATCCCCGACCAGTACCTAGAGGATGCGGTGGTCAACATCTGGGGATTCGTCAGGCCGCGCCTGGCTGAGGCCATCGGCCTGGCCCTGGACGACGCGGTGATCTTCGGCACTGGTGCCCCGCCCAGCTACCCGACCGGGGGCATCGTATCCAACACGTTCAGCCAGGCTGTAGCTGCTGGCAGCGATGCGGTGGACGCCATCAACCAGGGCATGTCCCTGGTGGAGGCCCAGGGCCTCGGGGTCACTGGCCACGCGGCAGACCTGACCGTCAAGGGCAGGCTGCGGGGCGTCCGCGACGACACCGGAGCCCTCCTCCTGGGCGTGACCCAGGCCGATCAGGAGACCAGGCCCTCAATCTACGGCCTGCCAGCCAGCTATACCTCCTGGCCGCGCATCACCACCGACCTCATCACCGGGGCCTGGAATTACCTCATGATCGGGGTCCGCCAAGACATCAGGTACACGATGGACCCCAACGCGGTCATCGCCGACGCTGACGGCGCGGTGATCGTGAGCGGGTTCCAAGACAACGTGACGCCCATCAAGGTGTGGGCCAGGTTCGCGGCTGCGATCGTGCGGCCAGTGACCCCGCGTGTCCCTGCTGGTGCCCGCCCGTTCGCCCGGATGAACCTGAGCACCATCGCCCCGCTAGGCCCCGATTCGGAAGTGGTCACCACCAAGCGCGGCGCAGCCAAGGACTGACCGATGGCCCGCCCTGCTGAGACCTGCGCGGAGTGCCGGGCGCTGGTGGCCGCTGACCAGATGGCGGCTCACATCGGCTGGCATACCGCCCTGACCACTTCGATCGGGCTCGTCACGACCCGGACGAACACGAACCACCCGCACGGGCCGGTCGCGGGCGCGGCTGAGCGGAGCGCCAAGAAATGACTACACCTGGGAGCCCTCCAGCGTGGGAGTCCTGGGCACCGCCCCTGGACCCGCCCGCGTCTGGAGGGCTGCCCCAGGACCAGGCCCAGGCCATCGCTGACGCCTGGTGGGAGCTGGACCCCCACCTGTGCGCCGCGCTCCAGTGGGAGGCATACGCGGCCACCCTGCCGATGACACCCACAGTCAGCCAGGTGGCCACCGGCGCCCAATCGGTGTCCTACAGCCCGGCCCTGCCAGGCGGGTCCTACGGCCTGGCGCTGGCCCGCGCCAACTGGCACCGCTCGTTCACCACCGCCGTATCGGTGCCGCTGGAGTCCCCGATGGCTGAGGCCAGGCGGGACCTGGACCGGCACAGGTGGGAGGTCGAGCTGTGACCGTCCTGCTGGCAACTGACCAGGTGGAGCTGTACGCGCCCAGCTCGGGCGCGGACGCCCACGGGTGGGAGCTGCCCCCGCGTGAGGACCCGCGCTGGCGCTGGGCCGGGCCAGGCAATCTCCAGCTCAGCCCTGGCCCCTCGGACCCCAGGGCCACCGAGGGCGGCGGCGCTGGCCCGTTCAGCCCGAGGGCAGCGAACGCGGGCAACCTCTACCTGCCGCCCGAGGCCCAGCCCGCCGAGGGCATGGCGGCGGTGATCAGGGGCCAGGTCTGGGTCCTGTCTCAGGTCCGCTACATCAAGGACCCCGAGCTGGGCGGCTATCTGGACTGCTGGGCCATGACCGCGACGGAGGCCCCCCGTGGCTGATGCGGAGTTCGTGATCACCGACCCGTCAGCGCCCCGGCGCTGCGTCCAGCCTGACATTGCGGGCATCGCCAGCCAGGTGGCTGCTGCTGCCTCGGCCAACTCACCCAGGCTGACCGGCAGGCTGGCCGCGAGCTGGCGTGTCGTGCCAGGCCGCGACCCTGCCACCAGCCTGGTAACCACCGACGTTCCGTATGCCCGCTTCGTGGAGTACGGCACCAGGCACCGCAGGGCAGACGCCCCGCTCGGTAAGGCCCTCGCCGCGGTGAGGTCCCGATGATGCCCGTGGTGGTCCAGCCTGACCTGGAGGCCCACGTCTGGGCTCAGCTCAAGGACCTGGGCGGCGTGACCTCCTGGGCCTACGCCGCGACCCAGCAGGACCGCGCCGGGTGGGTCCTGGCCCACTTCGTCCAGGTCGATGCCCGCCACAAGTCCAAGCAGCTCGCCAGGGACCTAGCCGAGCGAATCCGGCAGGTCATGGTGGGCCTGGCTGACGTGCCCTGGGACCTCGGGTGCGTCTGCTATGTCCAGCCGATCGAGGGGCCGTTCTGGCTCCCCGACCCAGACGGCGGGCCGCGCTATGTGGCCCGCTATGAGGTCCGAGTCCATCCCCCCCGCACCGCCGCCCTGGCTGGTGCGGACTCGTAGGAAGGAACACCACCGATGAGCACACCTGACCCCGATTGGGAGGCCACGCTCAACCCGTCTGAGGTCCAGGTCGGCACCAGCAACGGCCCCGGCATCTGGGTGGCCCCTGCTGGCACCGAGGCACCCGACGACACCAGCGAGGACTACGAGGACCCGTGGCGCATCCTCGGCTACCTGTCAGACGATGGCCCCACCGTGGGGTCCAGCACCGACACCGAGGACATCACCCCCTGGCAGTCCGTGGTCCCGCTCCGCTCGGTGATCACCGGCCGCAGCGTCACGCTCCAGTTCGTCCTGTGGCAGCTCAACCAGATCACCCTGGCGATGTACTTCGATGCCGATGAGCCCGAGACCGAGGACGACGGCACCATTGACATGGAGCTGAGGACCGACTCCCCGCAGCACCTACACGCCATCTCGATCGACTCGGCCGACGCGGAGCGCGCATTCCGCATCACCTTCGGGCGGGCCAGCCTGACCAGTGCCGGTGATATGCAGATCACCCGAGGCGCAGCGGTGCCCCTGGACTGCACGCTGGCAGCCCTGGACGACGGCGGGGTCCTGGGCCGGGTCCAGCTCGGCCCACGCGGCACCACCGCAGCCAGCCTCAGCGCTCCTGCCCGCGCCCGCAGGGCAGCCAAGGCCAAGGCCAAGGCCAGCACCGCCAGCGCGGCGGCGTGACCAGGCCCACCGCGAACGGAGGCCCCCAGCCTTTCGACCTTGAGCAGGCCGCAGCCGCCAAGCTGGCTGAGGCCAAGGCTGAGCCGTTCGCGTTCACCTATCACGGCAAGGACTACAGCGTGCCCCCGGCATCGGTGTGGCCCCTGTCGGCCCTGCGGCTGGTCGCCAAGGGCGAGCTGGACGACGCGCTGCCCATGCTCCTGGGGGCGGTGGCCTACGAGCAGTTGTCTGAGGCGGGGCTGAACCTGGGCGAGCTCAACGCCCTGTTCGAGGGCATCGCGGCCAGGTACGGCCTGGACAGCCTCCCAAATTCCAAGCCGCCGCAGCGGCGCGGTTCGACCCGGAGGTAGAGGCGGCGCTCTTGCACGCCTTCGGGGTCGATGTCCTAGACCCGCAGGTGTCCACGCGGCGGGTCAGTGACCTGCTGCGGCGGTTGCCCCCCTCGGCCCTCCGGGGCGGGGAGCTGTGGAGCACTGAGGCTGACCTCCTGGCCGTCCTCATCGACCAGGTGGCCATCCTGACCTGGGTCACGCTGCGGGCCAACGGTGCCAAGCGGGCACCTAAGCCCAGGCCCCTGCCCAGGCCAGGGTCCAGGTGGGCGCAGCAGCCCCCAGGACCGGCCCAGGACGGCGCTGGAGCGCGTAAGGCAGGCACCTGGGCTGAGGCTGCCCAGGCCCTAGCTGGCACGGCGGGCATGGTGGTGGACGGTGGCTAGCTACAGCTACGGAGCCCTGACGATCAGGGTCACGGCCGATACCAAGCAACTGTCCGTTGACATCAGTGACGCTGCCACCAAGGCGGGGACCAACGCGGCGGGCAACATCGGCAGCGCCATGACCAACGGCCTCAAGGCCGCTGGCGGGCTGGCCAAGTCCCTGGGGACCAGCGTGGCCACGGGCCTGACGGTGGCCACCGGGGCGGCTACCGCGTTCGGGGTGGAGTCATTCAAGAGCGCCGCCCGAGTGGGCGAGATGGACGCCAGCCTCCGCGCCTTGGCCAAGGCCAACGGGCTGAGCTACCAGGCCATGCAAGAGTCCGTGACCGCGATCCGCAAGCAGGGCATCGAGGCGGGCGTTGCCCAGGACCTCGTGGCCCAGTTCGCCCGTAACAACCTGGACCTGTCCAAGAGCACGGACCTGGCCAGGGTCGCCCAGGATGCCGCCGTGATCAGCGGGCGCAACTCCACCGAGGTCCTGGCGGACTTGACGCATGGCATCACCACCCAAAACTCCCAGGTCCTCCGCAACGCCGGGCTGAACGTCCAGGCTGGCCAGGCCATCGACCAGTACGCCAAGTCGCTGGGCAAGAGCACCAAGGAGCTGACCGACGCGGAGCGCAGCCAGGCGGTCCTCAACGCCGTGCTGGTCTCAGGCAAGACCGTGGCGGGGGCCTACGCCGAGGCCATGACCGAGCCCGGTAAGGTCCTCCGCAGTTTCAAGCGGGTAACCGATGACATCAAGGTCAGCATCGGCCAGGATCTAGTCCAGGCGTTCGGGCCGGTCATCCTCCAGGCGTATGACCTGGCTAAGGCGTTCAGCGCGGCGGTCGCGCCGGGTGGGGTGCTGAACCCCATCATCATCGCCATAGCTCAGGCGGTCGAGGCCATAGCCGTGCCCCTCGGGAAGGTCATCGAGCGGTGGACGGCCTGGATCGCTGCCCTCAAGCCCGAGCAGATACAGGGCGTCGTCAAGATCATCGAGCGGTTCGGGCCTGCGCTCCTGGCCGGGGCGGCTGGCCTGTCTGCCCTGGTGGCCCCCCAGCTCCTCAGCGGCATCCCCGTGGTGGGGACGCTCCTCAAGAACCTGACCGGCCCCATCAGCATGGTGGGCGGCGGGCTGGTCAAGATGGGCGGCTCAGCCCTGGCAGCTATCCCAGGGCTCGGGTCGATGGGTTCCGCGGCCGGTCTGCTGCCCGCCGCGATGAACCCCGTAGGCGCGGCTGTGGTCGGGGTGGTGGC